CTTTATAGTATCACGTAAAGCTACTCGAGTAATAACATCGGCTGGCTCGAATAGTAAAGCTCTTAAATTAGCTCCAAGGTCAGGTTGGAACGGCCTTTCAAAGAAGTTTGTCAAAAGAAGATTTTTAACTGAATTTTTGATCGCGGCATCGTCTTTTAACGACATTATATCTTTACGAACTGGATGTAGTGTCAGTTTCAGATTGAGATCTGAGTACGGCTTACTTCGAGCTGTAGTAGATACAACGCCTGTTTTGTCTGATAGATTCTTTGTATAACTCATATTAGTATTTATAACCTTCCTGGGGGTGGTTAGTATGTACCACCATCTATTTCTGCTGCAAGCTCACTATCAGGACCTGTTCCTAATACTGTGAGATTGCCATCGCTTGTAATTCTGAATACTTCAACGCTCGATTGTTTAATAACGAATGATGTAGTATCAAGTTCAATTGAATATGTTCCAAGTTGTATCTTGCCGTCTTCGTCAGTCGAAGATTGAGCACTATTGACCTTAAGACCGGCAACTCCTAAACTGTAACTATTGTTAGGATCAATGTCAATTGTCTCGTCTGACGCGTTTGGTATAAATGTAGAAGTCATGTTTATCCTTTATTTAGGTGGGCTAGTAGTACCAGCGCCAATTCCAGGAGTATCAGTATGTGTATGACCTTTACCTGAGATACCGGCTGAGATATGATCACCTTGCGCCGTTGATGTACCACTTATGGTCAAATCGCCTGTTATGTTTACGTCACCGTTAACGTTAGTAGTCGGACAGGTAAGGTTTGTAGTACCATCTACGAATATATTTACTGTACCCGTTACGTGTATAGAATCATTACCTTGGGTTACTGTGTAGCGGTTAGACGCTGAAGATACCAGGTCACCATTGGGATGGATCTCAACAAATGTACCAGAAGTATGACGAACTCTAATTCGTTCAGCTCCTGGCGTATCATCTATCTCAATTAAATGGCCGCTTGTCGTTTCAGTAACTTTATTATGAGGATAGCTAGCAGCAAATGCGCTTTCAGGTTCGTTGATTGTAGTATCTACAGTTCTTGATACGGTATTCACACCGCGTGATAACGCGTTAGTATCAATATATCCTTCGTCGCCTTGTTGCTTAGTTGGATACTGTTCATCTGGATCTGAGAAACCAGATATGCTGCTTGGTGCTTTATCGTATGTAGATCCAATAGTACCCATTATAACAGGGTCTTGAGCTGAAGGTCCATCTCTAAAGAAACCAACAACCCATGTTCCTTGTACTAAACCATGAACTGTACTGCCGATACCAGAAACGTGAGCAGAGTTTGTTGGTCCCATTACAGTAGACCATGGTAAAGATTCAGTCGCAACTAAACCCTTATTAGAATCATGAAAACCAAAGCACCGAGCTCTAACTCGTCCTAACATCTCTGGATCATTAACGTCCTCAACGACACCAGTGAACCATACAAAGTTACCACCAACAAAATTATCAGATAGTCTATTCATCAAAGTCTGTCTCCAGTGAATCTTTTCTAATTGCCATATCCATTGTATATTCTTCACTAGTAAAAACGTGAGTAATCTCAGTCACTATATAATTACCTGAAAAGTACTGATTTCTTTTAAATGTTCCTTCTTCTATATCGCCTGCTTTATCTATAGCTATCGATATCTTTTTACCTGGACTCATATCAAAATCACCATGAACGACGATGTCATGAGACATATATCCAAGTCCCTTATAATGTGCTTGTTTCTTTAATATTGTTGGATTAGCTATATCATGATAGCTATCAGCTTTAAATGCCTTTGAGTTCGTTGATAAGTAATAGTCTTTCCCCTTTGTTATCTCATTATACGCCTGTCCGTTTATCTTAGCAGTACTTGTAAAGGGTTTATACTTATTTAGTTTGGTATTATTATCGCCATATGTGTATGTCTTAGACGTGTACGACTTATTAGCGTAATCTAGTGAGTTTACAGTACCGCCATATGCGCCATCTCCAAGTTGATGAAATTGCGATATGTCAAGATCAGAGGATAGTTTCCTTATTGAATTTAATAATACTTCAAAGTATCCTTGAGAGCCAGGTAATAATCCAGCATCAGGAGTAGATAAGTAATTATACTCCCTATATACATCTTGGTTAACCATAGATTCATATGAGTCTAACTCTAAACCGTTATTTAATGATTCATAGAAATAAAATGGCGTAGAATTATCACTTGCATTTCTAAGTAACCACGTTATACAATCTAATGGTCTAAGATTTGGATATATACCTCGTATGCTTCCTTTCGAATTGCCATTGTATATTCCAAGCTCAGAACTTAAATCCTTAGTAACTATATTACTAATTAGTTTTGATATCGATCCAGCAAATGATCTAGAAATGCTTTTAGTCTGGTTAACATATGAATGATAACTAACACATCTAAAAACATATGTTTCAAATCCAGGCTTAAGCCGAGCAAAACTATCAATAGACGCGATGTGTGTTTCTATGTCCCAGCTTTTATATTCGCCTGAAGGTTCAGTTCTATCAATAAGAATCTGTATTCGTTCAGATCCTGAAACTCTACCGTCTTCTAATAGGTTTATAGCATCGACTATAGTGAGTTCAACCTCAATAGAAGACTTAAAAATGCCTTCGTTGACTATAATCTCGGTGACAAGATTTGTTATATCTATGACGCCATCAGCACCAGGCGCGTTTGTATAAAGCAGAACGTGCTTTGTAGTATATCCGCCTGGACTTATCATGCGACCGTCTCTGCCCATCGCGCTGTTGAATTGTTTAGACATTAATTATGTCCTTAAATTGTTTTATAAAATCACCAATATATGCTGGATCTATTACTCGAATAGCAGACCGTTCGTCATTAGTTTCTACAATCTGTTCGTGGGTACTAACATATGAACACAAATGACGAGCAACACCATCGGGAATTATAGTATCTGGAGTAACTGGCCTTCGATTTGCATCACCTGTTTTATACCAATATGTTGGAGATATATCTTCTGGATAAACTTTAAACGCTGTTACTATATCACCACTAACAGAACCAAGAATGCTTTCGTTTTCTTGGAATGTACCATTAACATCGCTAATAGTCAATTGAGATAAGTCTGCGTTCTTTGATTTGACTTTACCTGTTGCTCCACTAAGAGTACCTGTTACTATTTCGTTTAATTGAAACCGACCAGACAGAGAGTTTCGATATTCAGTTACTAAGCCATCAGTGTCAAGTATTAGCAGAGGTCTAGTTTCAACCGTAGTGCCATTGAAATATTTAGCAATGTATTCATTAAGGGATTCTTGACTCATTGGCCATGCTGTATGACCTTCGTTTAGAAAATCATTAATAAGAAAGAATGTCCAATAGTGATCGCTTGTACCATACAGTTTCTGTGAAACTATGTCAGGTCTATCGCCATTACTTATGTTATATTTACCATAAGCAGATGGGTTATCGATAAAGTTACCTTGGTTACGAGCAGATCTAAATATATCTACTACGTTCTGATTTATACCTAAGGGTTTAAAGTTATATGAAACCTTTGGAAACATACTGAAGAAACCAGCCATTATCGTATACCCTTAATAATCGATGAAGTTTTTGAAGCAGCTGACGATACCTTAGATGCTACTCCGCTTTGAATTGAAGATACTTTACTACTCACTGCACTCTTAATTCCAGCTATACCTGATGGTCTTTGTAGTGGAGTAGCTTCTAAACTGTCAGCATCGTATAAATCACTTCTAATCGTTGCTCTAACTTCTTGAAAGTTAACTGTTAGATCTATTTCTACCGGAGATCCATCAGCATGATAGGAACTATTAGTCGCGTTATATGACGCAGTTAAGCCAGTACAGTACGATTGTATTAGTTTTGGCATAAATGGATTAACACTTTCACCGTCCATGAATCTGATTTCCCATACTGGTGGATATATAACAGTGGCAGAATCTAACTGACCATCAGGCATCATGAACTTTCTAAACGCGTTTTCGATCTTACGGGCCATTACTGCTTCTTCAGCAGATTGCGATATGAATTTGAACGTGAATCCAAATGTTCGAATACCAGATGAATTAAACGAAGTAGCTCTGAAGGGATTTGTTGCTTTATTTTGAAACTTTGTTATTTCTCCTTGCTTACCAATAGTTCCGACCATACTAGATGCAACCTGGGCAGCCGCTTGTTTCATATCAGCAGTACCATCAAGCGTTAAGCCAGCTCCTCCAAAAACGTCTAACTGAGCGCCGCCTTGAAGCCCGAAGTCAACAGTATC